ACGGCACGGCTTCCTTCTCTTCGATTGACGTGACCACCGTTGCGGTAGGTAATTCTTCCCCCCCAGGCTTTGGATTTGCCGGCATGACGGCCACAACTGGTACGACCATAACGGCAGCGGGTACTGCTAACTTCACCGTGACCATCAATTCAACCTACACGCCCGTTATAATTAGCGTCCCGGTCGTTTCGGGTAAGATTACATTCATCACGGACTTCTGGATTACCTCGGTGGTGGCGCCCACCTAAGCCCGACCCCCCTCCCCCCTTCCAATTGGGGCAAGATTAAGACCCGATGAGCTGCAACACCGTCACCTTTAAGCGCGGCACGAACTTCGGTTCCTCGACCGTCTTTACCCCGGAGGCCCCTCCGGCCATCCAGACCCTGAGCGGCGTCACCGTCACCTCGACCATCGTCGACGCGGATCGCAACGAGTACGACCTGACCGTGGTGGTCGCCGGCGACTTCTTGTCCTTCACGGCGGACTACGTCGGCTCGACCGCTGACTGGGCTATCGGCACGGCCCGTTGGGACATCAAGTTCACGCAGGGCACGACCATCTTCTACTCGGATACCATGCGCCTAGACATCATCGGCCAGGTCACCGTCTAATTTCATGGCCCTCACCATTACCATCCCTGGAGCAGTCGAGACGACCACCGGGTCAACCGCCCCTGCCGTCCTCACCGTCGGCGTGGGTGCCCCCGGCCAAGGCGTCCCCTCTGGCGGGAGTACGGGTCAATACCTAGTCAAGGCGTCGGCGACCTCGTACGATACCGCATGGCTGACTCTGCCTGCCAATTACATCACCAGCGTCACGGCGCCGCTTGCGGTCACCGCTGGCAATCTGGCAGTGAACCTCTCGGCCTACCTCGCCAAGTCTAACAACCTGTCCGACATAGCCTCTGCCTCAACGGCCCGGACCAACCTCGGTCTTGGCACAATGGCGACGGCTACAGCTTCGGACTACGCGGCCCTCGCTGGCGCAACCTTCACGGGAGAAGTGTCTACCCCTGCCTCGACGACTGGCACGGCTGGCTTTAGCATCCTCCCTGGCACGGCCCCGACCTCCCCGGTTAACGGCGAGTTTTGGAACACCGGCACCGATCTACAGGTGCGCCTTGGTGGCGTCACTGAGACGCTGGCCGAACAGTCTTGGGTGACCTCGCAGGGATACCTGACGTCCTCGGCGCTGACGCCGTACGCCCCGCTGGCAGGCGCTACGTTCACCGGTCTAGTGGGTACGGTGGCCTCGACCACGGCCACTGCTGGGCTTAACGTCCCGCACGGCGTTGCCCCGACCTCTCCCGTCAACGGCGACATCTGGACGACCACTGGAGCCGTCTTCGCCCGCATCAACGCTGGCACTAAGCAGCTGATGACCCTGAGCGACACCCAGACCGTCTCTGGCAGCATCACTTTCTCCAACGCCTCGCAGACCCTCGGCAGCTCGACGGCCACTGGCACGATTAACGTCGCCTCTGGTGCGACCATCAGCGCCGCGACCAAGACCCTGAACATCGGCACAGGCGGGATCGTCGGCTCGACCACGACCACTATCCTCGGCCCGGTCCTCGGTGCTTCGACCACCACGATCGGGGCGACCACCGCCGCGTCTACCCTTAACCTTGCCACGGGTGCGACCCTGACGTCCACGACCAAGGCGGTCAATATCGGCACAGCTGGCGTCTCAGGCTCGACGACGAACATCGCCATCGGTGGCACGGCTGGCACCTCGACGACAACCCTCAACGGAACGACGAACGGTGTCACCGCCGCAGCTGATACGAACAGCGTCGCCCTAGCGACCACGGCCTACGTCGTCGGTCAGGCTGGTTCGGCCACGCCCCTGGTTGACGGTACTGCCGCGGTCGGCACGTCCCTCCGCTACTCTCGCCAGGATCACGTTCATCCAACGGACACCTCCCGCGCTGCTCTTGCAAGCCCGACCTTCACCGGCACGCCCTCCCTGCCGACAGGTTCAATCGGCGTAACGCAGTCCCCAGGCAACAACACCACGGCGTTAGCCACCACGGCGTTCGTTACGGCGGCGGTTCCTGCCATCGCTACGATTGCTCAAGTCTACGCCAGCACATCAGCGACCACGGCCACCCCGCCCCTGCTGGCTCCTTTTGCTTTTAACTCTGGTGGCTATTTCCCTAGGATGAACTTTACGACTACCACCAGTGGAACGGGTGCATCAGTCGGCGGCGCTGATCATCGTTTTGAAATCATCGGGCCTAACGTATCTACCGCTGGCTTTGCTCAAATCGCTTCGGAGGCTTCGCAAATGTGGTCGGCTGGGACAACCTTCACAAAATTCAACTTTTCAAAGCCAGTGTGGTTGTCCTTCCGGATGTGCAATTTTAGCGCGACTTATGACGGCGACGCTCAGACTGAAATCAAAGCGTTCATGGGAGATAGTGTGGCGGGCGGTATCGACCCCGTGACTCCGGCTGTCGGCATCTTTAAGGCTGGCGGATCGGGCTCATTCATTAACTTGATGGTCCATAACGGAACCACGCTGACAAAGGTTGCGACGACCACCACATTTAACACCACGGTCATTGATGTGGCCATCTACTCAAATAACGGAACAGTGACCCTGTATCTTAACGGCGTTTCAGCCGCCACGACCTCGCTTGGCCCGACCGCAGACTCGAACACCAACAAGGTCATAGCCGCTGTGAAGGCCACGGCAACGGCTTCTGTCCGACAAATTCTTGAAATCGCCAACATCAAAGTCTTTGCCCCGCAATAATGACTACCTACCGAATCACCTGTATGTTCGAGCCTGAGTGGCATAGCCTGTACCCGGCCCTCTTCGGCACGGTCCAGCACTGCGCCTCAATGGTTAACGGCAACGTGGCTGAGTTCACCTTCGCCTCCCCGCAGACCCCTGTCGACCTCGGCCCCCTCGTCAAAGTCACCGTCATCCCAAACCCATGATCACGCTGCTCCTCATCGTCGTCGCCTTCGCTGGCGGCTTCATCGCTGGCATCAAGAACGCCAAGTCCGCCAAGGTCGAGAAGGCCGTGGACATCCTCAAGGCCCTTAAGGGTAAGTAAGGTATGCGTCTACTCCTGGTCATCGCTCTCTGCCTGACCGGGTGTGCTACGTCCCCGAAGGCTCTGCCTGAGCAGCCGCCCGGCCCGACCTCTCCGTCCGTTGTGGCTACAGTCTCCAAGCAGTGGGACACCGCCGACGCTAAGGTCAGCGCCGCCATCTCGATTGCCAAAGAGAACGCCGACCGCCCCGAGGTCGTCCGCAGTGAGACCGCCGTGGCCCTTTCGTTCCTCCCGCCCCCCGAGGCTGGCGAACTTGCCATCGCCCGGGCACGCGCCGCCAAAGCCGATCAGAAAGACTACGCCGCCGCCGAAGCCTTCGGCAAGAAACTACTCTCGCAGATAGACACCTCCTGGCTAAAGGTTCAGGCCGACACCACCGAGGCCCTCCGCGTCTCGCAGCTGAAGGACGCCCGCATCGTCGAGCTGACCAAGGCCGTCGAGCAGGCCAAGAAGGACGCCGCGTCAAACCTTTGGACTCTGGCTGGCATCGCCGTCGCAGTCATCGGCGCCGTCGCTATGGTCTTCACCGGCCCCCGCATCGGTGGCACTCTGCTTGCCTCGGGTGCCGCTATCGGTGCATTCCCGCTCATCGTCGACTCTGAGTATTTTTCCTACATCGCCGGCTCGACTCTAGCCTTGGCCGCTGGCCTTGGCATCTATTGGCTTTGGGACCACGTCCGCGACAGCGCAAACGCACCCTATGAGCCGCCGCAAAAGTAAGCCTGTGAAAGTCGTCTGGCGTAAACTCGGCCGCGAGAAGGCATGGGGTCAGGCCACAATCGGCGAAGACCTCATCGAGATTGACCCGCGTCTCGGTGCCAAACGTCAGCTCGAAGTGCTCTGTCACGAGCAGGTGCACCTTATCTTCCCAAGCGCCAGTGAGCCCGAGGTCGACAAGGCCGGCAAAGCCCTGGCTAAGATGCTCTGGGCTCAGGACTATCGTCGCGTCGTACTCGCACCCAACGCCAAGCCCCCGCGCATCACATGACGACCGAGACCTTCACGACCATCGTCGTCCCAGGGATTGCCTCCCTCGCGTACTTCTCCGCCGGCGTGGCTTGCTTCATCGCTCACCGCCCAGCCTTGGCCATCATGTGGCTCTGCTACTCCATCGCCAATATCTGCCTCCTCTCGACCGTCCTCCGCAAATGAGCGCCCTGTCTACCCCTCCCGGCCCTGACGATATGCCCGTCGCCCTACGCGACATCGTCTTCGGCATCCTGATCGGGGCAGCCGCTTGGCTCATCCGCTACCTCTGCTCCCCGGACAAGTACTCGATGGGCTACATCTTGCGCCGTACGGCCACCGCTGGGTTGGCCTCACTCCTGGTCGGCCTTGCCACCAAGGGCTACTTCGCCTCCGAGGGTATGGCCTTCGCCGCGGCAGGCTGTGCCGGTTATGCCGCCCCCGAATTATGGGACGCCCTTTTAGCCCGTGCTAGGGCTTTGAGGGCCAAGTCCCCACCCAAGGAGTAAAGACGCCGCCACGGGGCAGCCAGAGGGGTCTAATACCCCTTGACGGAGGGACACCTAGGGGCATAGTCAACTCAGTCGGGTAGGGGTACGTTCGTTCATGGCGGGCCCCCACGACCCGAGGGGTTACAATCCCTGACCCCTTATGGGGTCACAGGGTATTTGCGGAAAGGTGCTTGACCAATGCAATTCAGTCGGGCAAGGTGCTTGTCTTCCCAATGCCTATGAAACTCATCCTCGCCCTCCTCGCTGGCCTTGCGCTGGCCCTGTACGTCCTGCTGCTGTCCGATGGCCCCAGCCTGCTGGACATCATCAACCGCTTCTAATTTCCCACCATGCCCAACGCACATCACCCATACACCGAGACGCTGACCTTCGCTGGTCGCGTCCTCCCTCTCAAGCGCCCGATGGCCGAGTACGCCGCTCGCCGCCTTCAGGCCATCCTCCCGCAGATTGCCGCGCTGAACGCCGCCGGCAAGTCTCAGGGCGATGCCGCCGCCGCCCTCGAGACCACCGTCACCACCCTGCGTCACTGGCTCGACATCACCGGCACGACTTGGGTCAACGTCAAGCGCCGTGGCCCTTACTCTTCCCGTGCCTGACCCTCTCGCCCACTCCACCGACATGATTACCATCCGACCAAACAAGATGCCCACCCTCTGGTGGCTCTTCCCCTGGGCCTACGCCCGCACCCTGCACATGAGCGCCAACGCCGTGAAGGCTTACGCTGATCGACTCGAAGACCTGCACGACCTTCAGCGCACGATCATCGAAGACCAAGCAGCCGACATCCGACTGCTTCGGCAGCGCGTCCGCGATCAGGACGACGCTATCATCAAGGGCACGGCCATCACCCCGGACGCTTACCCCCATGAGTAACTTCGCCCACCTTGAAGGGATGCGGAACCTCATCCTCGAAATCTACGAGGTCAACGAACGCATCATGACCGGGGACATCTGCTCCGCTAAGGCTGCCATCGCGTCGACCAACGTGAAGAAGATTCTGAACCACTACCACGAAGCCCTGCACGAGGACGGCGCCGTGAAGGTATCGCTCCAGGCATACGTCGCGGCTGGTGGCTGGGTCGGCATCCAATACTCCTATGAGCTCGACGGCTTCGAGGTCGCCGGATCACAAGTCCCGAGACGCGTATGAGCGAACCGAAGCGATACAGGCTCGACCCAGAATCATATCTGGCTGAGCACCCTCAGGGCGACTTTGTTGACTATCAAGACTACGCCCGCCTCAAGGCCGAGGTCGAGCGGCTGAGGGAGGCTGGGGATTTGCTTGCTGTTCATTACACCGCTTTAAGCAAATGCGTTACACCAAACAATGCGAAGTCGGGTAGCATAAATGATTGGACATCCGTTATTGACTGGAACGCCGCCAAGGAGGGCAAGCCCGGTGCATAAGCCCATGCGCCCCTTCTCTATCGTCGCCCTGTTCCTCCTCGGCTTCAACTCAGCTGCGGCCTCTGACGCCACCTTCCTCGAGGCCATCGCTCAGGTCGAGTCAGGCCAGAACCGCAAGGCCATCGGCAATGCCGGCGAGCGGGGAATGTATCAGGTCGGAAAGGCCAGTTGGGACGACGCCAACGCCCTGCTCGAGGCCGAGAAGCACTTCCACTATCAATGGTCCAAATGGCGAGATGCTATGGCCCAGGACATGATCGCGGCGGCCCATCTCCGCATCCTCCGTAAGCGCTTCAAGGCTGACGGCTACTCGACCCCTACCCCTGAGCAACTGGCGTTGGCTTGGAACCGTGGGTACGAAGGCGCTAAGTCCTACCACTTCGCCCCGAACGACTACGCATTACGCGTCGGCAATCTTTTCCGCTTGTCCCAGCGTGGGAAGTGACAAGGGTCTTGCCCATGCATCTCCTCGTCGCGATTGACCCCGGTGTGAACGGTGGCATCGTCTGGTCGGTCGACGGTGATCCTGTCGAGTGCGCTAAGATGCCCGGGTCTGACTTCGAGGTCTGTCAGTTCCTCGCCGACTTGAGCTGCAAGGCAAAGGACGTAAGCCTGTACCTAGAGGAGCCCCCGCTCTTCGCCGGCAAGAACATCCCCGGCTCTGCCATCGGCAAACTGATGTGGAACACGGGCGTACTCTACGGCGCCGCCGTCGCGATGGGTTGGAAGATTCACCGCATCCGTCCAGCCATCTGGCAGAAGACGCACACCTGCGGCACCAAGGGCGAACTGACCACGACCCAGTGGAAAAATAAATTGAAGGCACGCGCTGCCGAACTATTTCCGACCCAGACCGTCACGCTTTGGAACGCCGACGCCCTGCTCATCTTCGACTCCGCCTCTCGCGGCGTGATTAACTAAGTTAACATAACTTAGCCTAACCCTCCCCTTTGTAAACTCTACCCAATGAAGAAAGACACCAAACTCCCGACCGAGTACCGCATCATCGCCGACTCGTCATACATCGTATTACCTGATCAGAAGGTCGCCCGCCTCCTGACTCCGACCGTCCGCAACGGCGTGACGTACTACAACCTTTTCGTCCCCGACTACACCCGGATGTCCCTGGCTGACATCGAGGCCACCATCAAGGCCGGTGAAGTCACCAAGTCGACCGACGCCAAATAATTTCCCACCATGAGCACCACGCCCAAATCCCCCACCTCTGACCTAGTCGCCGCTCTCGCTGAGCTCGACAACGTCAAGGCCAACAAAGTAAACCCCGGCTTCAAGAACCGCTACGTCTCACTCGACGCGCTGCTCGACGCCATCAAGCCCGTCCTCCTCAAGCACAACCTGGCTCTGATCCAGACGCTCGTCAGCGAGGAAGGTAAGGTCGGCATCAACACCGCCTTTCTCCACGCCTCGGGTGAGCGCTTCGACTTCGGTCGCCTAATGGTCAAGGCCGAGGGTCTCGACGCCCAGAAGATTGGCGGCGCCATCACCTACATCCGCCGGCAGTCAATCCAGACGGCTTGCGGTATCAGTGTTGACCTCGACGACGACGGTGCCGTGGCGGCATCTGGCTTCCGTTCTGCGGCCTCTTCGCAGTCCGCCCCTGCCTTCTCCCCCACCCCTCGCCCCCTGACCAAATGAGCGACCCCATCGAAGACGCCTTCAAGTCCCTACACCAAGGGAACCTCCTCGCGGCCAAGGATGCCCGCATCAAGCAGCTCGAGGAGCAACTCGAAAGGCTAACCCTTGACCACGCTTTTTTAATGAACGAGGCTGCCCGTATTATTGACGCAATAAAGGCGGATAAAGATAACAAAGCCAATGGGTAGGTCTAAGGCTGCGGCCAAGGCCCTGGCTCACCCGGGGCTCAAGCAGCAGACGCCTAACGAGAAAATGAAGACAGACCTCCACCTGCTCACCGATCGTCAGCGCTGGGAATACCTCTTCAGCCTGAACGTCTGCCCGAAGTCTCCGACTAAATGACCACGACCCCCGCTGGCATCGAACGCATCGCCCGCACCGTCTCCGGCCAGTATGCCCTGCTCCTGTTGCTAGATGGTTACCCGTACGTTGAACTGACCGCCCGCAAGCACGCCGACTTTCTCTCCGACCTTGGCCTCTGGAAGCGCAAGACGCACCCGTCGCTTGCCCGGTCACAGGTTCGCTTTTTCACGCTTGCCCCTAACGGAGAGATAAAGGAACTTACTTTCAACCGATGACCAACCGCGACAACATCAAGCGCCTAGTGGAGAACATCACGGGCTCGTTAGCCACCGTTCAGCATATCGCCGGACGTTATGAACAGCACGACGCCGACATCATCACGCTGTCGGATTTAAACCGCTCGGCCATCACTGAGCTACAGGTCTTCACGGACTCCGTCGAGACCGCCGACGAAGCCGCCCAGGTTAAACCGCTCCACGACCGGGTGCACGTCCTCGTCGTTCAGCTGCGCGTCCTACGCAATACGCTCGAGGCCATGGAGAACGCCGCCGAAGCCGCGCTGGAAGATGTGCGCCGCATCTCCGCCAGCGTCGAGGGAGCAAATCCCGACGACGACGCCCTATAATTTCCACCAACCCAATAACACCACACCACCATGCGTATCCCACCCGAACCCATCACCCACCGCGTCCTTTATGACGGCATCCAGGCGCTGAACTACTCCGGCTCCAAAGAGCTGCTGAAGTCCCCGGCCCATTACCAAGCCTACCTCAACCAGGAGCGTGAGGAAACCAAGGCCCTGCGTATGGGCTCGCTCATCCACTGCGCCGTGCTCCAGCCCGAACTCCTTAACGAGAAGTTTGTCACGGCCCCCGAGTGCGACCGCCGCACTAAGGAAGGCAAGGCCACCTACGAAGCTTTCCAGTCCTCCCTCAAGCCTGGCATGACGGTCGTCAGCGCCGAAGAGTCCTGCGAGTGCCACATCATCGCGTCAGCCGCCAAGCACGCCCTCGAGCGTATGGAGGTCACCTTCGAGATGACCGAGTTCATGTTCACCACGGATCACTGCGGCGTGCAGCTGAAATGTGCAATTGATGGCGTGGGCTCGGACGGCTACCTCTACGACCTCAAGACCACCGAGGACGCGTCCCCTGCTGGCATCCTCAAGTCTATCCGGGCTTACCGCTACAACCTCCAAGCCTACTTCTACCGCCTGTGCTTTGAGACCGCCTTTGAGCGCCGCGTGCTTGGCTTCCGCTTCCTCTTCGTCGAGAAGGCCCCGCCCTACGCCACCGCATGGGTCGAGATTGGCCCTGAGCTGATGTCCTACGCCTGCTCCGACTTCGAGAAGGCGCTGCAAGCCTACCGCGAGTGCACGACGCTCGGCGAGTGGCCAGCCTACGGTGACGAAGTCCAGGTCATCGACATCAAGGGACCGACTACCTCCACCGCTATCACCTTTGCCTAATGGATGCCTTCCTCTGCATCCTTAAAATTATTATCACGCTGACCTTCTTTGGACTCATCGTCGCATCTCTTATCAAATACCTTTCCACCTAACAACATGACCACCGAAAACAACGACCGCCCTCCGCTCACCTCCATCTCGACCAACGGCACCTACCGCCTGAAGCTCATCAAGCCCAAGTTCGAGAAGGTCAAGGTCTGGGAGGACGGCACCTGCTCCGCCCGCCTCTTCTTCGTCGACGATAAGGGCTTCTGCCTCTCCAAGAACTTCTCGACCAAGTACGGCAAGGCGCTCGCCATGCTCGTCGGCAAGTACTCCGGCAAGTTCACCGAGGAGATCAGGCTCGACGCTACGGCTGCCGAGTACCTCCAGTACCTCGAGCCTGCCTGCGGCCAGACCATCCTCGTCGGCGTGGAGTGCGAAGCCAATGGCGAGTACAACGGTCGCCCGCAATTCAAGTACAAGATGACCTACCCCAAGGGCTCCCAAAAGCCGACCGTACCTGACGCGCTGCCTCCTGAAGGCGTTAACTTCTAAGGCCGTGACCGAAGCACCCACGCCGATGGCCGCCCCCACTCTCGTTCTGATCAGTGGGTTTGCCCGGGCAGGGAAGGACACGCTGGCCTCGGGCCTGCTGGAGTGGTCGACCCGCCCTGCCGAGCACATCAACTTTGCCGACGCGCTGAAAGAGGCCGGCAATCACTTCATGGATTATCTCGGACTCGAAGGCAACTTCATGGCCGAAGACTTTAAGTGCGAGAACCGCGACGCCCTGGTCGCCTTTGGTCGCTTCGCACGGCGCCTCGACAAAGATGTCTTCGCCCGACACTTCGCTAACTGGTGCCCGGTGATGAAGCACCACGATCAGGTCAGCCCCGAGACCGTGGTCTGCTCCGACTGGCGTTACATCAATGAGCTGCGCGTCTGTCAGGACATCCTCTGGGAGAAGGGCTGGAAGGTCCGCACGGTCTACGTCTCGACCGCTGGAGTCGGCCCCGCCAATGACGAGGAGCTCGACAGCATCGCCGAGATACGCGCCTCGCACTCGTTTGACCAGGAGTACATCTTTAAGCCGAACGCTCGGCAGCAGATCATGTCCGAAGGACGCATCCTCGCAAAGTCATGGAGGCTCTAACCCTCGAGACGGTGGCATGGGCTCGCAAGGTCGGCCTGTCCCCTGATCGCGTCGCCTTCCTACTGGCCTGCCCCAAGTACACGGTCAGCAAGGGCCACCGCAAGTCTGACCGCGTCATCACTGACAACCCGAACCATCACCTGCAACGCTTAGGCGACTGCTACTGGTTCCGCCTCCGTCGTCGCGGCACGGACATCGTTGAGAACATCGGCCACGACCTCCTGACCGCCCGACAGCGCCGTGACGAGATGCTTGCGGCCTTCGACTCCGGCCAGCCCATCCCTCATCTAAACACTAAATGAGCACCCCTATCCGCTTTGTGGCCTTTGGTGATAACCACGGTGACATGGCCGACGATGAGGCCACCGACGCCCTCTGTGAGTTTATGAAGGACTACAAGCCGACCGTGCGCGTCCACCTCGGCGACTGCTTCGACTTCCGATCGCTTCGCCGGGGCGTTGGCAATGACGCTGAAGGTGCCGAGTCCCTCATGGCTGACATCCAGGGCGGAGAGGACTTTCTCGCCCGCACCAAGCCCACCGTCTACCTCATGGGCAATCACGAGCACCGCACCGTCGCGCTCCAGCATACGTCCGGCTCGGCCATCGTCCGCGACTACTGCGCCGACCTCGAGGCCCGCATTAAGACCGCCGCTAAGAGCTGCGGAGCCAAGACTATCCTGCCCTACCACGCCGAGAAGGGTGTCTATCGTCTCGGCCCGGTGGCCTTCATTCACGGTTACGCGCACGGCCTGAACGCCACTGCCGAGCAGGGCAAGCACTACGCAGACCGGGGAGGCGCTCTCATCCACGGCCACACGCACACGCTCGCCCAGGTTAACTTGACTAAGGCTGAAGGCGGCGCCGCTTTCTCTGCCGGCTGTCTCTGTCAGAAGGACGCTATGGCTTACGCGTCGCACCGCCTAGCCACGTCCCGCTGGGGCTCAGGCTTCGCCGCTGGCTGGGTGGATGGCAAAGACTGGAAGGTCTGGCTCGTGCACAAGGTCGGGCGCAGCTGGATATGGCAGACTGACCTTAAGGTCTACACCCCGAAGGCACGCGCATGAAGCCCTTTGACGCTCGCGGCTTAGTCGACGCGCTCCGTGGCTCGACCGGCGAAGATATCGACGGCTGGATTAGGACAATGGACGTCATCCCGCTTATCGGCGTGAAGACACTCGCCGGTGTTCGGCTGCCCATTGCCCGTATCGTCAATGCTGGCTTTGCGGAACAGCGCCGCGTGGGCAAGGCCCTTCTGATGTACCGCCTGTCGCCCAAGTTTAAGACCTGGGCAGACGCGCACGCCGCCGCCACTGAGCTGGAGCGCTTCGTCGCCCCCGCTGGATGGGTCACACTTACGCAGTACGCCCGCAAACTTCGCCGCACTGTTCGCGGCCTCCAGTACCGCATCGACGGCCAAGACATCCCCGTCCGCATTTACAAGACACCCCGCCCTGTCCCGCATTACCGAAGCACTGACCTCGACCGTCTCTTACGCAAAGCACCTTGACCTTGGGCACCCACGCCCACAAACCCACACCCTTTCTTCCATGACTCCGCCCAACAACACGGCAGCGGAACGCCACGTCCTAGGCGTTATCATCCGCGACAATCTGCCATTCCCAGCCCAACTAAAGCCTTCGGACCTGTTTGAGCCACAGCACCAAGACATCGCCTCGGCGATCCTTTCGCTTCAGGCCGACGGAAAGGCCATCGACGAGAACATCGTATCGAATTACCTGCGGGAGATGAAATCGGTAGTGGAGCACTTCTTTGTGTCCTCCATGACGACCGAGGCAGGGCAAATGTTACGCCAGGAGCACGTCGACATGATTGCCGACTCTGCCATCCTGCGCGAGGCCAGCCTGATTGCCAGCCGCGCTACCGACCCGGATACCTTACTCGAGCACTATGCCCGCCTATCCGATAAGCGCAAGGCCCTCTCCGTTCGCCAAGGTGCTCAACAGATGCGGATTGACGACCTTATGGCCTTTGACCGCAAGGCTGACCCAACCAACGTCTTAGGCAATCGCTGGCTGTGCCGTGGCGGTTCCCTGGTCATGGCTGGTCAGGCTGGCACCGGCAAGTCGGCCCTAATGATGCAGGCCGCCATCAACTGGACGCTCGGGCAGGACTTTTTCGGCATTAAGACTAACGATGGCATGAAGATGCGCACGCTAGTCATCCAAGCCGAGAACGATGCCGGAGACGTTGCCGAGTCCATGCAGGATCAGATTAAGGGCCTTGGCTTATCCGAGTTTCAGAAGGATGACCTCAAGGACAGGATGTTCATTTACCGCGAGAGCGTCGCAACGGGCAAGGAGTTTGGCGACGTCCTTCGTAAGCTCGTCGTACAGCATCAAGCGACGATTTGTTTTGTCGACCCACTTATGGCATTTGTTGGCGCCGACATCTCCGAGACCTCCGAGGCCGCCAAGTTTCTACGCCACATCATCCAGCCCATCCTAAACGAGACCGGGGTCATCATCGTCTTCATGCACCATACCGGGAAGCCCAAGTCGTCCAAGGACAAGGAAGGCCAGACGGCTGCCGACCTCGCATATCAACTTTTCGGGAGTTCAGAGGTCACTAACTGGGCGCGGGAAATCGCCTGCCTTCAGCGCTGCCCAGGGGAAGAGCAGATCTACCGCTTTGGCCTGACTAAGCGCCGTATGCGTGCCGGCATGACTGACGGCTTCAAAGGTTGCGGGGAAATATACATTCGCCACTCCCCTAACCGCGATGAAATCCGCTGGGTACGCTCCCAGCCTCCCGTAGTCGACTCTGGTGAGGGCTATTAGACCCCTCTCCGTGGCTTCCTGCGCCCCTTGCAGGGACAGGTGGCTACCACCCCCGCCACTAGGCACATAACAACCCATTTCAGCCCAACTATGCACACCCATACAAAACCGACGACAAAACCGACGACAAATCCATGTCTCTCTTGCAGTCCATGTCTTCTACATGGACATGCAATGAGAGAGGGAGGGAAGAATACGGCTCGCCTTGACGGCGGCCTATCCCCCTCCCCTCGAGATACAAAATACAGCTGACGCACATGGCACACTACCGGAAGAAACGCACCCCTGCTCAGGTCGCGGCTGACAAGGTACGTTACGAGATCGCAAGAAACAACCGCATCGAAGAGCTGAAGACTTATGCCAAGCAGTGGAAAGACCCAACCCTTGAGCCCGTAATGCAAGCCCGGGCAGCCGTAGGCCGTAAGTCTATTGCTGAGCGCAAGACCATCGTCGTTCAATCCTTGCAACGATTTCTTCAGCGACAGGATGAGGCCAACACCAGGCTAAGATGGGTACAGGTCATCCAAGCCGGCGAGACTCAGATCATGACGATAATCCGTCAAGCCTGCCGCGGCCAATCAACCAAACTGCGCGCCAAGTCTTCCGAGCATCTTTTCCGCACAATGGTCAGGGAGGGTATGTTCAGGCTAAACCTTAGCACAGGGCTTTGGGAGAACCGATGCAAGGCGCTCTGACCGTTTGCCACTTGCCCGCTGAGTAACATCCTTTCCAAATGAGCAGCGTGACCAAGGCCACAGTCAACGACCTCACGGCGCCGCACAGTGAGGCCAAGTCGTTCGACGCATGGTTCTTTGCGCAGCC